GCAAGATGACTATCTTCAATGTCAATCACATTTTCAATAGAGTAATTGTTTATTATTTCAGTTACAAAAGGAACCGAATTACATGTTGTTGATTCATAAGAATTCATATTAAATTTATTTAATAATGGGCCTCCACCTCCAGTCACCATGTCCATAGAAATAGGATTTGTTGATTCTAAACCAACATAAAATTGTAATATTTCTTGAACACTGGGTACTCCCAATCTCAACATTGTTTTAACAGCTGGTTCGCCGCTATTAGCATAGTACTGCAACAATTTAGTATAAGTGAGTCTAACCTTAGGAAAGACATCAACATGCGCAAAAGACATTATCATAAGAGCATACACTTGTTGCAAATATTGTCCAATACTCTTCTTATTTGGTGTATAAAGTATTGGATGTAAAAGCCTATCAATTTTCCATTTTGGGATAAAAAAATCCTTATATGGAGAAAAAGTAAAACCCAAAAACGGTAAATCATTGAAAGGGTGTTCTACACTTCCAACCATCCACTTTGTAACCAGACCATGTTGCTGGAGCAAACGATTTTCTACTAAACCTCGATCTAACATACAGTCGAAGTCCTTCATTAAGAACATAACATTATCATCACCAAACAACGCAACTAATTGTTTTTCAATCAAATCAAAAGAAGGATATTCTTTGTGTTTGTGATAATATGTATATATTAGTAAGTCTGCAACCAGTTCAAAGCCAGCTTCTATATTATTTGTGGTGGTCATACCAGATCCGGAATTGTTTCCACGAATTCGAATAACGATATCACCGTTAACGAAAACCAAAACATTACGCTTAAGAGCTTCTGCAACCCATTCTGCAATAGGTTCGTGTATAGGATAATCCTTTAAATCACGATTAGCAATTTTCCAGAATCTTAATCTTCTATCAGCTACCCAATATAGGAATATTTTCCTATCGTACCCGCCAATATCCCAAGCCATACGTACAGAGTACATAACTGTGCCATCTTCATCTAATACATTAATTTCACGATACCATTGATCACAACCACCATAAAAGGGGTTGAAACCATATTTGGACCATTTCCATTTCTTTAAATTCTTATTCCCTTCACCATACAACCTAAGTTGCCAGTAAAGGAGATGTGCACTAGTGGTTTGAAAAGTACGAACTTTGTTATCATACAGATCAGATATGTCTGCCAATTCCTCTTTTCCGCAAGATTCATATAGCGGCCAAAGATTTTTGAGAAATTCTATTTTTTCATAGTTCTCATTCCATATGTTATGGTTGAAAACATCCTCACGGGTTTTAAAACCAAGATATTTCCAAGGAATTGATGGACCTTTAGTTAAGTCCATATGATCGAGAGTTTCTTGATGTGTCCAAGATCTCGCAGTTAAAGGTATTTCCAACATTTTATCAGCAACCGCTTGGGCCATAGATCTAAACTGATCTAAATTAGGCCAGGGTCGTATCTCATCAATCTTCATTTCTGCTTTTTCAACAGAATCAAAACATGGTCTATTATAAAAATACTTACCACATTGAGAATGGAGTATATTCCAATCTTCTAGAGAAATATCTCTAAGAATGGAAGGAGCTACATATGCTGTAGGTGGACTGGAAAGTACTCTCCTCCTAAATATAGGATTCAAAGTACCGAGAGGAATTAATTCTTTATACTCTCTTTTAGTTTTTCCAGGAATTACCAAATTTGCGCCTTTTAAGGAAGTAAAAGACTCATGAAAACTTAAATCTACCCCTTTAAATATCTTACCCTCGGGGTTTTCGAGAGTAAAATCTAAAAATCCGTAAAAACCTTAGCAGGGATAATGAGTCCCTTGTTATAAGTATTATCACTCATATTGTGTAGAGCGACAACAAGATTATTTGAAACATACGGTGAACCACACTGACCTGGATAAGTATCAGATTTATGGTGTATG